GTCTTGAACATGCGGCAACCCATCTGACCCGACCCGGCTGTAGTTTTTTTCCGGAACCGGCCGTTCCGGTTGCGGTAGGGCCGTTGTAATGACAGCATGGGCCAGGTGGGCACCCGAATCGGCTGGCAGTGGCTCCCACGTCGCAAGCAGCCCGCCGCCGTCGAGGTCCCTGATGATTGGGCCGAGCAGTCGGCGTGGGATGAGGACGCCAAGTGGCGCCACGCCTTCGGTCGACTGAGGACGGCCGTGATGATTCACGTGAGCGAGTCATCGGTGGCCGAGACGATCGGCCACGAGGACCTCAGAGCCCTCATTGGTCGCATCAACCGGGACCTCTACGGAGGCGGTGGTGAGTGACTGGCTCGACGACCTTGGCCTTGGTCATCTTCCTGGGGATGACGACGATGGCCTCAGTGATCTGCTTGACGATCCTGGTTTTGCGGGCCCAGGACTCCCAAGGGAAGCACTCGGTCTCGACGGCCCGTATCCAGGAGAGGTCAGCCCAGATCCTCGAGCGGACGGTGGACCGATCGGTGGAGGTGGTCAAGATCCAGGCCGGCCTGACCGAGACCCTCCTGATGGGCCGGGAAGTGCCGCAGACCTCGCTGCAGGTGCCGAGCGAGAGCACAAGCGAGACGTCGCCGAGGCTCGACACCGAGTGGTTGCCGGACCACATCAAGGACGCGATCGAGAGGGATCGGCTGAAGGAGAACGTCTGGCCCGATCTCTCGGAGCCGCTACCGCCCGACTCAACGAACGGCTGGGGAGCGCCCCCGGTCCCGGACCTGGACGACCAGCAGACGCCTCTGTCGACGTAGCCGAGCCGGCACCCGTCCACATCGCCGAGGCGGTTCGGGAGATGATGGACAACCCGACCCGTCTTCGTGGCCGGCGAGGAAGACCGCAGCGACGGTCTGACGGCAAGGGTGTGAGCGAGCCGACACCCTTCGTGAGGACCGTCTTCGAGGCCGAGCTCCACGAGGTGAAGTTCATGCCCAGTGGCCAGATGAGGGTGATGTTCGTCATCCCCGAGGAGGAGGCAGTGGAACGTGGTGCGATCCTCCGACGGGCCTATGCCTGTGGAGTCATGGTGACCGTGGAACGAATCGGTGCATGAGTGATCACCGAGCAGGAAGTCCAGAAGATCTGGGACTGGCTACTCGAGGCCGGCGTCCCTCCGACAGCCATCGCTACCGCCTTCCAAGCCGATCCCATCGTCCTACGGGAACGTCAGGCAGACCTACGTGTCCGCCACTATGGATCGGCCGAGCTGTCCGAGGCGCTGGCCAACCTGCAGTGGGAAGCGCTGGAGCGGGCCAGAGAGTTCATGTCCGAGGGCACCAGTCGCACCCGCCAGGCCTTCATCATGAGCATCCTGGGCAAGTCGCTCAGCCTCACAGGCCGGCAGAACCCGGAGCAGAACGAACGGCTGCGACAGGACCTCGAGACCCTCATGATCCAAGTGGCGGCGGGAAACGCCGATGACGACCTCGGCGCTCTGGACACCTCCGCCTACATCCCTCTCACCGTCCCAACCGACGAGGGTGCCGCTGAACCACCTGCTCCGGCAGATGAGGATCAAGACCAAGGATCTCCGTATTGAGCCGCTGGACTTGAGCTCGCCCTTCGCCCGCACCGCCCAGCGGCCCTTCGTGGCCACCATCCAGCAACGATTGAACGCCGGCAAGCCGGTGCGCCTGATTGTGCTGAAGGCCCGCCAGCTCGGGTTGTCCACCGTGAGTGAGGCCATCCTCTTCAACTGGTGCTTCATGTTCAAGGGTGCCGAGTCTCTGGTGCTGTCCAAGTCGACGGCCGACGCCGCCTACCTGTTCAAGATGACCAAGCTCATGTGGGAATACTGGCCGTACCGGTCGCTCTACACCGAGAGCCACAACTCGGTGCGCACGCTGTCATGGGAAGAGACGGGCTCGACCATGCAGATCGCTACGGCCAAGGGCAAGGAGGTGGGCCGAGGCCAGACCATCCACGCCGCCCACTGCTCGGAGGTGGCCTTCTACCCCGATCCGGAAGGGACATTCCTCTCGCTCAACCAGGCCGTGCCCGACAAGCCGGGGACCATCATCGTCTTGGAGTCGACGGCCAACGGAGCCGGCGATTGGTTCTACGACCAGTGGTTCGCGGCCAAGGCCGGCGAGACTGACTTAATCCCCATGTTCTTCCCCTGGTACCTGCACGACGAGTACCGCATCCCTGACACCACTCTCACGGCACGGGAGCTGGACGAGTACGAGCGGGAGATGATGGCCAAGTTCCCCCGGATGGGACTACCTCAGATCGCCTGGCGGCGGTGGTGCATCAGGAACAAGTGCAACAACGACGTCGACAAGTTCATGCAGGAGTACCCCTCAGAGGACCACGAGGCCTTCTTGACGACCGGCCGCAACCGCTTCCCGCTCGAGCTGCTGGCCGAGTGCTACGAGCCTCGCAACGGTGCCGTGGGCTTCCTCACCCCCATCACCGACGCCACCCGGCAGCAGGGCAAGTTCCATCACGACCCGACCTGTAACTTGCGCATCTTCAAAGAGCCCGGCACCAACGAGGAGTACGTGGTGGCCGGCGACCCGTCCCGCACCACCTACGGTGACCCGGCCTGTGTGCAGGTCATCAACCGCCACACCTATGAGCAGGTGGCCGTCTGGCACGGGCACGTCGAGCCGGCCGAGCTGGCCTATCGCATCGCCGAGCTCGGCTACTACTACAACCAGGCCGAGGTCAACTGCGAGATTGAGGGCGGTGGTCTGGCCACCGTCAACCTGCTCACCACCCACCTGTTCTACCCGAGGGTGTGGCGTTGGCGGATGATGGACCGGGCGCCGGGTGCCATCACCAACACCTTCGGGTTCTCCATGAACTGGCAGCGCAAGCAGGCGGTGGTGGCCTACATGATCGAGCTTCTGGGCAACCACATGCTCACGCTCCATGACGAGGAGACTTACGAGCAGATGAGGGATTACGTGACCCTGCCCAATGGGGAGATGGGCCCGGCCCGGTCCTCGGGACACGACGATGCCGTGACCTCTCTCGGAATAGCCGTCGCCACCATCCAGATCCCCCTACAATCTGGCCGTGTCTCTCCCGACCCTCTCCAGAGCTATTCGATGGACTTGGGAGGGAATGTCTTCCGACCGCCGGCCGAGGAAGTCCAGATGCACTCCGACATCAACGGGATGCCCTGGTGGGAGGAGATCGACAGTGAGTACTGAGCGGTGAGCCCGTTCTACGCTTACAGGTGCCCGGCCTGCGGCCGGCAGATCGAGAGCCTCCAACGAGGCGACCGGCTGCAGTGCTCGTGCGGTGCCTCCGCCCATCGCAACTTCCGCTTCCGCACCCAGACGGCCTTCCAGCCGCACTTCAACCAGACTCTCGGCCATCACGTCAACAACGCCGCTGAGTTCAAGGACGGCCTGAAGCGAGCCTCAGAGGAGGCCACGCTGAAGACGGGAATGGAGCACGACTTCCAGCCGGTCGACCTGGCTGACCATCAGACCTTCGGGATCTCGGACAACGAGGCGCAGGAGCAGAAGGATCGGATCAAGAGCTGGAATGCCAAGCACGGCAAGCGGAGCCTGGCGTGACCCTCACTGACCCGGATCTCACCGCCGGTGACATGGACGAGCTCGACCAGTGGATGCTCACCCAACGCCTGGAGGAGCTGTTCCAACAGGCGAAGGACGAGAAGGCCCGCCGGCACGCCGAATGGGCCCGCAACTACCTGCTGACCTTCAACCGATCTTCGGGATCGAACACGCGACCGGGAGCCGGCGTGCGGGACTCGGAGATCTATCCCATCGTCCGCAACCGCATCGCCTGGATCACCGACCAGAAGGTCCAGTTCGACGTATACCCCGCCGTCGATCCCCAGTCGGCCTTTGCCCAATACGAGCAGGGCGTGGCCCACCACATGGAGCTGGTCCTCGCCTCCAACTGGCAGGTGCAGGGCTGGTATCGCCAGCAGGTGCTCATGCTCTGGGATGCCGGCCTGTGTGGCGCCGGAATCCTGAAAGCGGTGTGGGATGCCGGCCAGGACGACGGGCTTGGCAACGTGGCCATGCAGCGGGTCGACCCGTGGAACATCTACCCGAACCCCCAGGCCACCTCGACCGATGATCTGCAGTACCTCTTCGAGGTCCGACGCATGACCATCGACGAGATCGAGCGACGGTTCCCGGACACGTCGGCCGGCCTGCTCGAGGAGGTGTCGACGGCCGGCGACTCCGGCCCGCTACCGCAGAGGCCGCGTCCCTCAGGGCCCATGGCCGACCGCATGGCCGTGCCCGGCAACATCCCCGGCAACATCGGCACTCCGTGGGGAACCCCTGGTCAGGGCACCCAATCGGCCGAGCAGGTGCTCCAGGACGGGGTCAACGTCTATGAGGTGTGGCTGCGGGAGAACCGGAGCTTCGACCGGGAGACGACCGATCCTTTGGCCGGGGAGACCGAGCACGTGGTCACCGACGAGTGGCGGGTGGTCATCTACTCCGGCCGCTTCGTCCTGTTGGACGCTCTGGCCTCCGAGCTCTGGCAACACAACATGCACCCCTATGCCCGCTATGTCGACGACGAGACGGGCGAGTTCTGGCCCGTGCCCCTGGTCAGCTACCTGGCTCCCTGCCAGACAGCCATCGACCGGCTGCTGGCTGCCATGCAGTCGAACGCCGAGCTCACCGGTAACCCGATCTGGCTGGGCGTGGAGAACGACGGGATCACCCGGACTCAGATGATCAACCGGGCCGGTCTCCGCCTGCAGATGAGTCAGAGTGCGGCTGCCGGCCAGGGTGCCAAGCCCCAGTGGCTCACGCCGCCGCCCTTCTCCGGTGACGCCATGCAGCTCATCTCGCTGTGGAAGTCGATCATGCAGAACATCAGCGGGTTGTCCGGTCCGCAGAAGGGTGAGACGGCACCCGGCCGTCAGGCCCAGCAGACGATCCAGTCCGCCCAGGAGGCCGGCTTCGTCAGCATCCGGCTGTC